TCTGATAGCGCATCCGTCTGTGAAGACCTTGAATGTCGGGTCGTTTGAGGCAAACTGAAACCAGAATAGCTTTGCCTTGTTTGCGCTCAGAAGGAACTTAGTCTTGGCAATCACTCCGGCAGTTGATGGAAGAATCACATCCGCTGCCCCATAGCTACCGTTGTTGGTGTCGGCTGCGATGGTCGAGAACGTGACAATATCGTTCGAGGAGTACTCGATTGTCACTTCCTGGATGAAGACAAAGCCTTTTCCGCCAATCGCAGGTGTCAGTACCGTGCCTGTGGGTGTCTCAGCCCCATCCGGAGCCATCCTGCGAAGCGTCCCATCCGCACAGCCCACCAGAATGCCCTGCACGCTCTCAGACTCATCGGGGGCGTGAAGGAGGATCTGCGAAGAGTACATGTCATAAATCCATCCTCCCGCAGCTTCGTCGAAAACCAGGGTGTGATAGTTGGTGTCAGTTCCGATGTAGTCGTAGTAGAGATAGCCATTGTTGTAGCTGAACTGCTGCCCTTCTGGTTGGGAATCATCGGGAGGATAGATAGTCACACCTTGGCGAACAATCGTGGTTGGCGCTGAACCCTCATGTGAGAAGAGAGGATAGAGATCGCCATCCGTGATCGACTCGGAGCCAAGTCCACCCGGACTTACGTGAATCCCGTCATCGACCCGGAAGAAGATAGTTCCCCCACCACTCACTGCTAGGCAGCGAGGGATGAACAGCCCGCGAGTGATCGATGTCGCCTGGAGAGTCCATGTAGAACCACTGGTTCCGGTCGCTGTAGCCTCGGCATTGAAGAAGTTGGGCATGATGACCCAGAACCTCTTGATCGAGGCAAGAACGCCCCTGCCCCCGCTCATGGCTCCATTAACGAGAGGTTCTGAGGGGTCTGTCACGTCCATCTGATTCGTGTCGGGCGCAGAGTCCAGATTTGACCCTTTGCACCAGTAGAGAGTGCCGGGTCTCAATGGGTCGCCGACTCCGAACATGAAGTTGATGTTGTCGGTCGGCCCGAAGAGATAGGCGAGCGGCTGGGCAGCAACAATCGGCTCTGCGATGTTCCAGAGCAGGTTGGTGCCATCAGGGATCGGATTGGTAAGCCCGTTGAAGTCCCAGATGCTTACCGACGATGGTCTGCGAACCGCCGAGTAAGCAATCTGGGGCGGGACAGGAGTCCCAAAGGTGGTGGATGCTCCAACGACAAACAGTGTACCGGGCAACCAGCGGATGTTGAACGGCCCTCCGGTGAGCCTCGTTACCACTCCTCCTGTAATGTCGCAGGTGCCGGATTGCGGCAGGTCGATCGAGGGAAAGGGTTCGAAGTTATCAAATTGGAGAGTCGGGTTGGATGCGATCTCAAGGTCTGTCGCAGAGTCGATGATCGGCGTGGGAGGGTTGGTGTTCGGCCCTCGGCCAACGAAGACGAAGTTCGGTCCTCCTGAGTCCTGCCTCCAGTAATTTACCTTGTCCACTTGCGGATCAGTCGAATAGTCACAACTCACTGTATTGTCGAGTACCGGCGTCACTTCAGGAGCAGAGGATGGACCGGGGTTTGATTCTGCTCCAGTAGGCGAAGAGTAGTAGGTGCATTTATAGCTGACGTTGGTTCTTACTCCAGCAGGCAGCGGAGGAATGGATACTCCTCCTGCGAGCTTGAGAATCAAAGAGCGCCCGGTGTGCTCCCAGTAGTCCCAGTCAATTTCAAGCTGGTAAGCTCCCGTTCCGGGTACGGATACGGTGAAGGTAGCGACCTGGAAGGTTGCGGGGGCGGTAGTTGAGTCCACCCTTCCCACATAGAGCAGGGGCAGCCCGCTGACCACGGTCATCGTTTGGCCCTTGAACCCCATAAAGGGGCCGGTCTGAGTGCCGGGGGCGTGACCTCCTCCCGTAATGGCTACGGTCCCGCTGAGAGTCACGCCTCCGCCAAATCCCAGCATGATCTGGTCTTTGTATTGCAGGGTGAAGGTGTAGAGACCTGCGGTAGGAAAGAAGATCGATCCCACCGTGCAGGTGTTGAAGTCCTGGTATCCCTCACTCTCCAGCGCAGGAGTGAAGAGAGGGATTGAACCCGATACCGATCCGCCCGTATCAAGTGTATTCCACTGCACCGCTACCGTTCCGTCTTCCGGGGTAGAGTCAAACTCCCATGAGTTGTTGATTGCAGTC